AGGCTGGCGACTCCATTCTCACTCAATTATGGATTAAATGTAAAACAACTTTATCTGCGCAATTTTATATTTACGCCGGAGTTATTACGTGGCGAGAACGAACTGCCGAAGATGCGGTAATTGAGTGCGGTAAACTGGAAAGCGGTAAAATTGAGTTTGGCACTTTAAAAGAGTTGGGAACAGGAGAAGTTAGTTTGTCCGGCAAGGAAGTAGAGGTAAAACTTGATGGCAAGACTTATATTGCGGTAATTCGTTAATTATATGAACACCTGCCAATGTGCCTGCCACGATAAAAAACTAATCAAAATATGTCCCAACGGCTTGTTGCATTCCTCTATGTGCTGTCTAAAAATGTGGGGGAAGTTGGAAAAGGAAAGTATGTGTAAAACCGAACAGCATTGTAATAGATGTAGTTATCAAACAAATGAAGGTTTAGCCATAACCGGTTGTGATTATTGTGGTTGTCATCGCTAAAAGAAGAATTTAAAAAACAATGGCCTTTGTTAAATGATTGGGATGAAATTGCCGACTGGTGGCTGGATAAAATCGGACAGATGATTGACGATTTAGAAAGTAATCCTATTACACACGCAAGACAAACTGGCGAATGGACTCTCCAGTATTGGATTGAAGCTAAACAAAGACAATTAAGAGATAAATATTTATGAACTCCACAAATGATTGGGAAGAAGAGTTTGATAAACGATTTCCTGATTGGCAATGGGGAATGGGGAAGAAGGATGTTTCGGACTTTATCCGCACCCTTTTAGCCTCCCAAAAATCCGCTTTGCTGGATGGGCTAGTGATGAAGAAAAAAGATGACCCGTGGGCTTATGGTTTTAATCTAGATATGACAACAGGTTATAACCAAGCCGTCCGCGAGCAAAACGAACGGATAAAGGAGGCAAGGATTAAGAGATAAACTTTAATTTTTAACAAATTGAAAGCAGGTGAGGTATGAAATTTAAACATATGGGCGGAGGTTGCCGATTGGACAAGCTGGACGGCAAGCAATGCGATGATGATTACCAAAGTGAAGACGGCAAAATTAAGTTTACGGTTTATACTGATAATATCGGCCATACTTACTTACCTGAAGAATTTGAATTTAGCGGCCAAATGTCTGAAATAAAAATGTTTGAACTACAAGAAATTGAAAAAGCTAAAACCGAAAATCTTAAAAATACTTTATCGGAAGTCTAAAGATTAAGGGATTAAGATAAAATATATGGAAAAACTACCAGAAAATCCAAATGAATTGAAACTTTTAGTCGGTGATGTTTTAAAAAGTGAGATGCTTTTTGTCAAAAAAATCAACGACCTCATTAGCCGCCAAGCCAAGATTGAGGAAGCGGTGAGGTATTTGGCGGATATTATTGGCGCAGAATTTGAACGACTACGCGAGATTAACGATAAAATCAGCGAGATTTTAAAGGATTAAGATGCAAAAAAAGAAACCGCAGTAAGGGCTGCGGAAGCCAAAAGGCTTTTTAGTGGGGAGTTACCTGCGTGGAGTTTGGAGGATTGATGCGGGACGGCTACCAGCTCGCGGTAGCCGTTTTCTTCTTGGTGTTCAGCATGCCGTTCAGTTGAGCCGCGATGTTCGCCTGAGCAGCAGTCACGATGGTCGTTCGGGTCATATGCACCTCCTAGGATGCCGTTAGTTTCGGACCACCTCCTTAGGCTTGGGCTTCAGGGGTGGGCTGATTGGTTTTCTTGGTTTCAGTTTGTAAAGTCGGCTCTGCATTCTTTGCCTCCAGATAGAATTCAACTGCGCACTTAACACAGACAGACCTGTTGTCAAACAGAAGAGCGAACATCTGCCCCGCTCCGTGCTTTGGGCACACTCCCAGATAGAAACTCATAAGTCCTCCTTGACTAAATAAGAGCTACAAAGTTACTCTCGAAAATTGTAGCCCTTTTTTAATCTCCTAATCTACTATGAAGAATAGGCTACTTTGTCAGAACACTATTGCCGTAAGACTGAGATGGATTCAGATGGAAATAATTAATCAGAAGAAATCCTAGTACGCCAATTATTGCATCAGCTCCAGGAAAATTCGGTAAGGTATGAGTAACACCAACCAAACCGAAATAAACGAAAACTACTAGAGTGGTGTAAAAGCCTCTTGATTTAAAAAGTTTCATAATATCACCACCTTCGTTTGAGATTAATTTTTAGAATGACGCTAAACTAGCTCGTCGCCAAGTATTCGTATCAATGCAGATATAAAAATAAGTAGTGCTCCACGCAACCTGTCCTTTAATGCCTGCGGAAGATGAAGTAGTTGGTATGGTTGATAGCGTCAAAGCGCTGGTTTTAGCCAACTGGCCGAGGACATAAGAAATTACCATGCTGCCAGCTTTTGTCTCGCTAAAAGTGTCCACTCGACAAGTCATCCCTGCGGCAATAGTATTCGGGTCAAGAGTGCTGGCAAGCGGGATATTCTTGATAATTGTCTGCGGATTCTCTATGAAGAAAACATTAGCCGTCCTTGCCGAGACGTTCACACTGCTGATCGTTGCACGTTTGAATGTAGAAGGCGACAGCTTGCCTTGCTGCCATTTGAACAATTGGTTTGAGGATACTCTGGACATAAAATTATAGATTTCCGCTTTGAATTGAAATTGAATAATCGGTATTATGGCTGCCTCCGCCTTCATTCAAAGTCTGTCCGTAAACGCGAGTGGACGCATCCACGCCAGATGTATTGTTGCCTGTATTGGTCACAGTAATTGCATCAAAAAGTTCCGACCCAACATTCATCACCTGAGTGGGAGTATATTGATTGACATACTGGCTGTAGTCTATCAGTTCCTTATTGGCTCGAGTCTGAGCATCTCCGACCGTCGTGATGTTATAATCCACAACAATTGCTTCTCTCGTCGGCTGACCAGCCATTAAGGTAGTATTGCGAGCTGTGGCTTGAACGCCAGTGCCATATACTGTCACCTGTGTAACATATTCCTTGTCCGAATTGTCCACCTGCTGATTCCAAATCTGTCCGCTGTATAAATAGCCAGAAACATCTGCGGAGGAAAGCAAAATCATCTTCATCCGTCCAAGCAAGTCGGAAAAGAACCAACCATAGATGCTTTGTATTAGAGTGAACAATGAGTTCTCTGCATCATCTCCTGGATTGAAAGAAAATGACTGCACTGGCTTCCAGAAATAAGGCGAACTGATATCCTTGACTGTAACAGTGGAATTGCTGTCACTAGCCGCAAAACCCCAGTAGCCAGTCGTCAAGTTAGCCAGCTGGCTATTGTTGTCATTCCAAGAAGCCACCATCACTCCATCAATAAAAGCATACATCCAGCCATCTATCATAGTAATCTGGTACTTGTGATACTGGGTAAGGTCTATATTCAAAGAGCCGAATGCAGGAGGAGATGCGGCCAAATAATCATCAGCGGCAGAATTCGGGAAGATGTAAGTGTTAGCTCCAACATCAAATCTTTCAAAGCGACAGGCGGTTAAGCCGTTACTGTCCACATACTGCCAGATGCGAAAGACATAACTTTTCCAAGGAGCGTAGCCTCCTCCAGTTGGAGTATTGCGAAAATAGAAACATAACCCAAACACCTTATCAGCGCCTGTAAGTATTGGCGTCACTTTCGCGGTAAACAACACTTCGCCATTGCTAATTTGTTTTGCAGATTCATTATTCATCGCATAACTGCTGGGAGGAATGACTAACTTGCGATTCTGGACAGTAAAAGTTCCATAATAAGACGGCAGCGTCAAAAGATCTGTAAACTGATTCTGCGCAATGATATCTGTAATTCCCGCTCGAGCTGCCAATGATTTCGTAAGAGTAAAGATATTACTAATTGGACCAAATTGTGTGTAGCGGAAATAACTAAAAGGAACACTCACCCTTTTACATCCCAGTGCAACCGTCCAAGACTTTTGGAGACTGGCAGTTGCTGCAAAATCTGAAGTCAAATCGATTTCTCCAGACGTATAACTTTTCAGCAAAGTGGCATCATTCCAAACATCCAAAGGATTGCCTGAAAAAAGCGCTGCATCACTATACATAAAATTCCATTTGTAATAATCATACTGTCTTACAAAAAATGCCCGACTGTCACCAGCCGATGGTCTTGTGATAGCTCCCCAATCTTTCGTTCCTCCATCTATACCAGATGTGATAGCGCCATTGATGCACTTATCAATAGACCATCCATGAGCGGAATTCACCGACAATCTTAACCAATTGTTTGAATCAATATAGAATGCATAAATATAGGAATAGTTTGGCGGAGAAATTTGAAGATTATTTCCAGGCGTTCCCGCGTTGACAACCAAAAGTGAACTTTCGGTCATCTGGAAAGGCATGGCTAAAGTAACGACCATATCGCCTGCTATAACGCTAGTTGTCTCTACGGCATTTCCACTTTCTACCCATGTGCCATTGATTTGATTCCAGTTGCTCAAGGTAGTGCCGTCAAATACATCCGCATAGAAAAAAGGTCCGAGCCACTGGAGAGCAAATCGAGTAATCAAAAGTTTTAACTTTTTAAACCAATCCCGTCCAGCGATGGCTAAGTCATTCTGATTGCCAGAAATCTGTTGAGTCACATCATCAATATAATAAACATTCCGTGGCACAAGCTCTTGGACACCACTAGCGTTGTAATAACCTTGCCACAGAGCAATCTTGCTGTTGCTTGCTATGGCTGCTGCTCCAGGTTTTGTCGGACTTGCTCCCACCCACTGGTTGTTCTGATTGGCAACCTGTAAATTGATAGATGATGGCTGGCCTGCAGTTTCCTGTATTGTATAACCGATAACATCTGTTGAAATATCAGCTACGATGTTATTGTGGACAAACTGATATATCTGATTGCCGCCGCAAATGTAGTAATAATTGTCTTGCGCTACAAAAGATTGCAGCTGATTGCTGGCGCTCGGCTCTACAATTTCAGTGCCACTTGCATTTACCATGATTTCAGGATAACTGAAATTCTGACCATCAACCGAATGAATCAATTGATAATTCTCGTGAGTTGTGATAGTGACTGAAGTCGCTCCTTGAGCTGAAGGAGAAATAGAATCCACTGTAACAGCCTTTAAAAGGATGTCGATATAATCATTTTGCAAAACAGCTCTAGGGAACAGATACTGATTTTGATTGGCATAATTTGCAGAATCTGCAGCAATAATTGCTGTCGGTGGCAGCCAAAGATCGGGAGTCAAACTGCCTCCAGTGCCAGAAGAGCGTCGTGACAAACCTGTTAGCCATAATGCATAGTTGGGATTTTGAGTGGATGCTTTATTGTTTGGTGTGTCAATTATGCTGCGGAATCCGCAGAAGACCATGTAATCAATTCCGTTAATGTAGTAAGAATCAAACGAATGAATCGTCCAGTCTTGGCTATTGACATTTCCTCCCCAAGTATACGGAGCAAGAATGTTGTAGGACGTGTAAGGAAAAGGTGAAACCGAATACTTAAGATCGTAAGAAGTATAGCCAGAACTCATCGCGCTGCTGTTGGGACAGAGATATAAAATACCACTTGTCATTGTGCCGCTGACTAAACGAGGCTTCATCAAAGCGAGATATAGATTCAATGTTGCAGCAGAGTTATAACTAGCTATCGGTAAATCGGACATCTTATATCCAGCATACGCAGAGTTTTGTAGCGTCCATGTTTGTCCGCTGTCATCTGAACTCCAAATGCACAATCCAAGATAATTGCCGAAATAATAGCCTAACGAACCATCAAAATTAGTAAAATAAGCCACATCAATATGGTAGTAGCTGTTGTGCATCTCAGAAACAGCAATCGCCACCTGATTAACAGCATAAGCAGACACCACACCGCTATTGGTATCAAGAACTGTATCGCTGTCCCAAGAACCGCTTCCAAGATTGCGTCCTTTGTAAAAATGAATATGATTGCTGGCGTCAAATCCTGCGGCTACGATATTGCCATCAGGCGTTGGTGCTGCTGAACCAAAAGAGTATGGCGGTGTGTTTGTAAAGATGTTTGCAGTCGGCTTGATGGTGTCGTCGATAATTTGTGTGGTAAAATAAGGTCGCACGGTATACTGCTGTTGAGCAGTTTCTAATGTCTGAGTCAACCATTTATAGCCAGAGACAGACAGTGTTGCAGGTAAATCTTCTTCTTCAATTGCGATACTTGGACTGACACTTGGTGAAATTGACGGAGATAATGAAGGAGAAAGAGATGGTGATTTTGAAGCTGAAGGACTTAATGAAGGAGAAACCGAAGGTGAAAGACTTGGTGATTTACTTGGACTTTTACTCGGAGAAATCGAAACACTCGGTGAAACAGATGGACTAATGCTAGGAGATTTTGAGGCGCTCGGAGAAATAGAAGCACTTGGTGAAACAGATGGACTGATTGATGGAGATTTTGATGGACTAATGGAAGGAGATAAACTGGGAGAAACTGAAGGTTCAATAGCTGGAGCAAATGAAACAAGTACTCCAGCCCAATCTTTGTTCCCACCAAAACCATTATTAAATGCTATACTCTGAGAACCTGTTCCAACTGTTCCATTGCTGTCTCCTGTCCCATAACCATTAGTGGAGCTGGCTGTTTCTAAAAGATTCGAACCACAGGTCATACTATAACCATAATGGGAAGCCGCCACACCAGAGATCCAGCAGTTTGAAGCCACGACTGTCGTAGCTATAGAAAAAGTTCCATCGGGATTGCCATAACTGCCCTGTTTTACGTTTTGTGAATCGGGAAATCCAGTTTGTAAAACTCCAGTATAAGAAACTGTTCCAGCGTAAACTTCTGTAGAATTAACATTGCCTGGTGTAATCACCACATTATGAGTGCCAGTGGCAGGAGCAATGAGCCAAAACAGAAAAGCAGAAACATTTCCGTTGCCATTGTCTTCATAAATTAAATTCATTGCCACACTATTATAAGTGGCAGACATCCCAGCGGCACTAATGTTTATTTCTCCTCCTACTAAAAGTAACAGATCGCTTCCAGTACAAGTATGAGCAATCGTCAAAGGATTAGCATTGGTGATATCGGTGGCACCGCCTTTATTTTTGTAATCAAATGCTATCATACTATTTTCTTACACCTTGGATGCTGTTCTCCAAAGCATTGATAAACCTTTCTTCAATCACACAACCATTCTTTATTAAACCGACACCTCTGCCTACTACAGTCTGCTGGTCTATTCCAGTGGCAAGCAATCGCTCTGAACGTATAAATTGATAAACTTCTGCATCTTCTGGAATGCTGTCAATGTATATTTCTTTGCCTGCAAACGATATGCGAATGCTCTTAACAGGAAACTTTGAAACATAAAAAACCTTTTTCTTGTCGACAAACTCCGCTTCTTTCTGAACTGCGAATTCTGACCAGTTGACGTCTTTTTCTGATATAGCAGATCCATCAGCAAAGACTACTTCAAAATAAGAATCGGGTGATAATCCCCGCTCTTCTAAAGTTTGGTTTGTCTTTTGAATCTGGTCTGCAATCATGTAATCCAAGAATAGGTTAACGAAAGAGCGAGTGTATAATTCTGAGTTCCTGCACCAACGGGAATCTGCGCATAAGTGGCAAACTCAAGAAATCCTACGCCATTGTCATCAGTTCCAGCTCGAATCTGTGCGGTCGTTGATCCATCGCTGCCGTATTCTGGAACATAAGAATCCGCTCCTGATCTGCCGATTGCAGTGTCTTCGCCATAGTAAACAGTGTAAGCTCCAGGAGAAACAGTGCTTTCACCGAACCCTGTCTCATAGACTCTAATCCATGATTGCGCTACTGGCGACTTGCCAGCAGTATGAGAAGCAGGATCAGCATCATCAAAAATCGTCAGCAAAAGATCAAACATCGTGGCTATTGTAGATGCGGCATTATAGTTGTTGTAAATGCGAAAATAAACAATGCTAGAATTCTCTCCTTCTTTGACAGGTAGTAGATTGCCGCCTAGTGCAGATTGAGAGTAATTGATAGAAGTGATAACTGCATAAGGAGCACTTCTATTTCGAAACGATACAATAGCGTCATTCATAAAATTCAATGATACTTATATCATACAACTCTTTTTACTCGTGGCACAATTGATTGTGCTAAGTCGTTTTTATGCCACAACTTGAGTTGCTTCGGTCACCTCTATCTGTGCTATCAGAATTGATTTCTCCTGAGTGGCACCTTTATGAACACTCAAACTATAATTAGTAAAGAAAACTCCACCGTCAGGATTGCGTCCAAATGGATCTTGGAATTGCAAAACTTTTGCTACCCACTTGAAACTAGCTTCTAAGGCTTGCAACTGAGTGTCCCAACTTGCTGTTATACCTGCTTTATAAGGCAATGAAGTTGACGCCCAAGTTTCTAAATATAAACTCATATCATAAACACGAATACCAGGACCACGATCAATAAAGTTCAATCGAATGATATTGCCAGCAAGCTGAGATGAAAAAGCTCTTGTCCATTTCATTGAATAAGTATCTTGCACAACTGGATATTTGTTATTATCAAGACTGATGTATGTATAGAGAGGTAATGACATAAAATTAGATTAATGAGAAGTCCCTTGAAACATATTATAAAGAGTGCTCATCTGAGAAGAAGTAGATTTGTCAAAACCTGACCAAGTCCAGTTTATTGCAGGTTTTGTCGGACTAGAACTTTGATTCGCTAATGGTGCTGTATTGGCAGCAATCACGCCTAATAAAGAAACAACCGTGCTATCAGCTGTCGTCGAAGGTGTAAACTTGGTAGTAAAACCTGGGGGATTGACAAATTGAGATTCAAAAGTTTTGATAGCAAAAGTGGCACTTTCAATTGAAGCAGTTAATCCTTTCATCAAAAAATCTCCAAGAGGCATCAAGGTGACTTTCAAAGTATTCCAATCTTCCATAAACTTGTTCAGACCAACATCAGCCTGATCAAAAGCGCCTTTAATTGTTTGTGTATTAGTTGCCGTATCTAAAATACTTTTGTTCAATGCAGGTATGTTTTTTCCATCTAAAATAACCCCTGCAATAGCTTGATCAGAAAGACCAAAATTCTTAGCTATAAGTGCAACATTGTCACCAAATTGAGTGCTGAAAGTTGTAGACAATTTCTGCACTGCAGTTAATCCGCCATTATCTACTAGTGACTTTTTGATATTATCGACACTGCCGAATAGGGCAGTAAGAGCAGGATTTGCGCCACTAACCGCAGTAGCAAGAGCATTAAATACAGCAGAGGCATTCGCACTACCTACAACTTTAACTTGACCAGCAAAACCAGCCAACAATAAATTCAAATCTTTCAACTTTATCCCGCTTTCAATCAATTGGGGAGTAAATTGCAAAAATTGACGTGCTAAAGCTGGAATAGATTCTTTAGCTGTCTCTGCGCTATGCATCAATTCTGTAAGAACGTCAGTAGCTTGCTCTGTCGTTGTGACTCCGAAGTTTTTAAAAATGTCAATAACAGTCTTGACAATCTCACTTAAGTCTCCAAAACCTGAGGCAGTTAATTCCGCCATAGCCGCAGCTATTTGCTGCTGATCATTTACATTAGGAAAGATTGCCGATAATTGCAGCATGGCATCGGCAATCTCTTGAGCAGAAGTTGGAACTGTCGTTGATGTTTCTAAGGCAGCTTGTCCAATTGCTGCAATTCCTGTCGCGGTTTCACCTGCCGCTGTTCCAGCTTGTGCCATTCCAGTTTGAAATTGTATAGCGTTAGAAATAGCAAAAGCAAAAACAGAAGCCACTCCTCCAATCAATGCAGGAGATACGCTTGCTGTAAAAATAGACGTCCAATCAATTTCTTGAGCATTAATCGCATTGACTGTTCCCATTACTGTCTGAGTAGTTCTTTTCAAAACATTTTCAACACCACTAGCATCAGCAGTAACAAGGATTTGTAGATCGTCAATTACGCTCATAATTGTCCCTTAGAAATTCTTTTAATTCCTGCCATTAAATTAAACATTTGTGGATCATCAAATGTCCCGCCTTCCACATCCTTCATAGATTGTCTTTTTGTCCAATACTCAAAATACACACGAATCTGTCCGAGTGTTAAATTAGAAATCTGTTCTGGTGTCCAGTTGGTTTTGCTAGTTATGATACCGAAGACGTCTCTCCACTCGGCGGGTTTGCCAGCGAGTTCTTTTGTTTTAGACTCTTCACCTTCTGCTGGCTCAAAAAACCTAGTTGCTCCAATGTTTTATTCAGATCAATATCGCTTGCGCCTTGTGAATTATCAAGAACGTAATCTTCAGTAATCGTTGGATCTACCGAATGTAACGCAGTAAAGATGGCAACAGCAAGCAGTTCACCATTAGTCGCAATCTTTCCAGCTTTACTTAACTCAATGATCTTACGCTGCCACTCGATAATCTGCCGCAAATTAGCTCGTTTAAGACTGTATGTCTTTCCAGCAAAAACGTAATCGAAACTGGCATTTGTCAGAATTTCACCTTCATTAGGCATAAACTAGAGTTTAATTATTATGCGGTATAAACTTCCACGATATCCAAAGCTTCAAGCTCCACATCGAACTGTGTGTAATCTTCCATCTTCAGACTGGCTTTGGTGCTCTTGAATGTAACACTTGAGAATTGATACTGAATTTGTTTGGCATTTCTATCAAACAAGGTAACTACAGGATTCAACACTGTCGGCTGACCATCCAAAGTGACAACGCTGTTTGGTGTTCCAAGAGTAGAAGAACCTAGAGCCATCATTTCTACTTCAGGAGCATAAGACTTCATCTGAGCAGTCATAGAAACTTTTTGAGTGTGGCGAACTTTGTCCTGCGGTTTGATAGAGCCCAAAACAAACAAATCAGTAAGAGTATAACCGACTGTAATCACAACATTTTCCAAATACATAACCCGAGAAGCGCCAAAGTCGAGAGTTCCTGAATTGAATGTCGCTCTGGATGTTAAGTTGGAACCTGCACCTGTGAATGCTGCTGGCATAAATTATTTTCCTTTCTTAATTAGATTAGTTATCGACCATTTAAAAATTATTTGATACTCCATAATGTAAATGAACACGACCTGTGCCAAACTGCCCTATCAGTCTCAAAAAGATCAACCGCGCCTCTTAAAATCTGCCACCAGATGTGAGCAGAATTCTGGTCTCCTGAAAGATAGTCCAAATCAGTAAGTATTCGTTCGTAGATATTTTCTATCTCAAGTTGTGAATTTCTAGACCAGATATCAAGTTGAACCATCGTGTCTCGAGCATTAGTCGGCACAGAGCGAACTGCTTCTGAAACCAATGTTAGGACGACAGACGGATAATTCAAAGTGTTCTGTTTCTCCATAACTATATCCGCGCGTCCTGTATAGATATTGTTTGCTGGAACAAGAGCTGTTAAAGTAGCATCGGTTGTTAGAACTGAAATAAGTTTTTTGAAGATTTCTAACATTTTTTAAAGATTACTCTCTACATGAAGTTTCATCATTCGCTGAATTGCGTCTTTAGTTAAATTCACAGCTGGTCTCATGAATGGTCTAGCTCTCATCTTGGATGTGCCATATTCTATATAACCTGAATAAGGAACTCCATAAGCTCGAATTTCTCCCTGATAGGACATTAATCCTTTACGAGTAACTTGCTGAGTAATACTGCTCTGCAATAAACCAGTCTGGACAGGAACACCTGCTTGAGCATTAGGATCTGATACGCGCTTACTTCTGTGCTCTATTTTCATCTGAGCTTTGCTAATGTATGGTCTTTTTTGATGTGCTATTCGCCAAATCATTTCAGTAGCTCGAGTAATACGTCGTTTTATATTCTTATCATCATTGTCTAATCTATTGCCGATTTTATGAAGCAAACGATCAAAAGCACTTGCATCTATTTTGAAAGTTTGACCACCTGTTATTGGCATAATTTTATGAATACGGGATTATTTTATCAATACACTCTTTAGCTGATTTATTTATTTCATGTTCCCAAAATCTAAAAACTTTAAATCCTTGAAATTCCCAACTTGCAGTTTTTCTTGCATCATTTTCTTGAGCACCTGGTAAATTATGCCAATAATCTCCATCACATTCTATTATAATTCTGTATTCTTCTAAATAAAAATCTACGCAAAACCCAGAAATAGGAACTTGTTTTTTATAGTTAATGTTTCTTTTTTTAAGCTCTTCTTCTATAAGTAATTCGGGTTTAGTATTTTTTCTTTTACCTAATGCAGATCTCCAACCAAGATTTCCTTTCATCCATTCAGAGCATCTTTTCTTCCATTCTGAACTTCTTTTGCAGCCTAAAGCATATTGATTACCTTTAGCTTTTTCAGACATTTTCTTTCTTGTTTCTTCTGTTCGTTTAGCTCCTCTTCTTCCAGTTAATGTTCTACTTATTTTAGCTCTGATTTCTTGAGGAATGACATGTCCCTTCTTAAATGCAGTTGTTGGGTGTTTATTCATATGGGATTACGATGCAAAAACAATTGGGATGCCAAGGAACAAAACTACCATATCCACTTTTTTCTATTTCTTTCTGTGTAAAAATTCTTCTTCCATTATCACTTTTTTCTCTACATCCTTTGCAAGCATTTGGTGATAAAATGATCTTATACTTACTAATTCCTATATCTTCACCAGCTTGTGCTACCACTTTAGTGTCTTGAGCTTTCACCTCAGTCCAGTAGATGCGTTCTGCTTTATATCTTTCAGACAACTTTCCGTTGAACTTCTGCAATGCAGCAATAATCTTTGAAGAAGGAAGATTTGTCTTTTGCAGATTCTTAATATACTCTTGTATTTCAGAAAGTTCTGACTTTGTTAAAGCTTCTCCAGCTTGTCCTTTCCAGAATTGTTTGAATAAGTTCATATCTTTCTGTGAGCGAGATAATGTTTTTTGAATTCATCTTTTCTATAAAACCATTCACCACATTTCTTACAATGAAACTCAGATTTTCCGCCGATTGTTAAACTTTGTCTTTTACGGAGATAATTGTTCTTACTCATGGAAGTTGCAGTAAAGCTTCAAAATGGTCTATTACCTGTCCAAAAACATAAGCCGGTACAATTGAAGTAATCGTGTATTCAATACCATCAGAGGTAAAAATATGGTCTTCCGCCTGCAGGTCATAACCATTGTTATAATACATCACACCACTGGGCTGTATGCGCTCTCCTTCGCTGGCGAACCTAATCAACTTGGAACTAAAGGCCAATTTGACTGGCATTTCATAATAAATTGGATTCCATCCTTGCCCTTCGGTTGGTGCACCGTAAGTAGGGTTGTTTAAGGCATCCCGCCCCTGGCTGATGCGGCGGATTACGACGACATTCGTATTCAGAAGAGATAAAGGTATCATATTATTGGTATTTTGATTCACTCAGATGACCTCAGAGACACTTAAATTAAAAGTATGATATAACTATCATTCAACTTTAGACGAACCCTGGGAGTTGATTAGAATAAGGACCAAGCAGTTGTTTAACTCTTTCATACACACTATTTTCTTTACCGCTGCCAAAACTTACATTAAAAGTTTGCATTCCAAGACTTGCAGCGCCAAGAGGATTCTGAGTAGCTTGACCAATCATATAAGCTGTCAATAAAATACAAGCCTCTTTAATTTCTGAAGGCAAACTCTCATTTGTTGTAAAATCTGCGGTGATAGCTCCTGTCGGAGTTGATAAGAATGTAATTTTTCCGTTAACATAATCTACTGTGTAAAGTGTTGTAGCTTGTAATACTCCAGCAGCATAAACATTCAAAGTCTGGCTCGGTGCCCACAGGCGATTACCGACTGGTGCTTGATACTCAAGTGTCGTTCCAATTTGTGTCAGAGTTTGAGCAGTTAGAGGAGTCCCGTAACCAAATGTATAATTCGTCCATAAAACTCCCAAAGGAATGCGGTCGAGAATAGCAGCAGGAATAGGAGCTCCTACACCTGTGCCTGCTGAAGACAGCATTGGGACAATCTTATAATAGCCTTTGTCATAAAAATCCTGCAGATAACCAGTAGCTGAGACATCTACTTGAATAAACCATTTCAAAACTTGAATCCAAATGCTGTTAATTTTAGTGTAAGGACGATTGGCAAGCACGACAGTAACAAGCTGTGGATTATATGGTCTTACTGAAAACTTTGTTTTCTGTTCATCAATTGTCTGTGTATCAAACCATCTAGCACAGTAGCGATTGATCCAAGAGCTAGCTTGCAGAATCTTATTCTGAAGTTCACCATTCCAATACTGCGGCGTCTGTGAAGTAATTCCTAATCCAGTAGCCTCAAATGAATTAATAAAATCGTCACGAGTAATATAAGGATTATCCACGGCTATTTTCATAGCCGCGCCTGTTGGTGTGTTTGTGCCTGTTTGAATCCAACCGCTTTTTAAATCTGTCATAAATTATCTATTAAGTTTTCTACTTCTTGTTTCATTTCCCATTTACTATCACCATTCAAATTTTTGAAAGGTCTATCATCTATAGAAACTTGACCAGATCTTACATTATAATGATGGTCTTTGTAATGACCTGAAAAATCACCTTGGTCTAATTTACCAGCTAAAGATTTATTTCTCCAAAATTCTTTGAATTGATTTTTCATAAATGACTGTTTAATGCTTGATGAAACATTTTAATTTTGTCCTTCCACAGCCAGTTCTGTCTGGCATATTCTGCAGCAACTTGACCTTTTTGCTTAACTTCATCCCGATGACTGTAAGCGTATCTCATCAATTGTCGCAAATGTTGTTTATTCGGCTCAGCCCAATCACCACAGTATTCTTTGTAAACTTGTTCTGAAAACTTCTTAGCAGGAACCATTTTATAATCAATCAACCAACCAACATCTTTATTCATATACTCGCAAGGTCCTGACCAGTTCGTAACTATCACCGGAACACCTGTTGCCATCGCTTCTAATGCTGGAAGTCCGAAGCCTTCTCCGCGAGTGGGAAACACAAAACAATCTATTTTTTGAAAGAAACCACTTAATAATTCTTCAGGAGTGACAGGTGTTATCTGGACTTCAATTCGTTTGTTTTTAACATCATACGAATAAGTATTGTAAGAAGTCTTGCAAATCAGTTTAACATCACGTTCTCTTGGAAATTCTTCCTGGAAAGCCTCAACTAATAATTCAGTCCCTTTGCGGTAGCTGAGCGCTCCCATTGTGCCGAATGTAAATGTCTTGCTTTCTAGTCTTTCTAAAGGATAAAATCTTTCAGGATCTATAGCCCAATGTATAAGCTCAATCGGAACTGTTATTCCACTATCTCTGAATGCTTGGATATTCTGATTGCAGCAAGTAAGTAATACATCTAGGCTGTTGATTCTGTGCACCCATGAGTTCGGAATCTGTGTTGTTTCCCAAGGGACTATCGCTATGTTCTTTTCAAAAGGGCTTTCTAACCATCTTTCTCTCGGTTGGTCGTGCCATATCATCGCTCCAGCTTGATTTAATGGCCTATTCTGACTAGAAAAAATCACCCTGTTGTTTACGCCATAAGTTCTACCAGTATAGGCGATTTGCAGGGTGTTGGAACTTTCTTTAAGCAAATAATATGAGACATTACCGAAGCCACTCTGCAAATCTATATCGCCGTAAAAGTTAATGAATTTCTGGTTTTTCCACAGTAACGGATCATAAGGAACAAAATCGTATTTTGCAATAACGGAATTCAAGCGTGAAAGTCTGAAGACATCTGAAAATTCCAGATCTAACTCTTCGCCCGTATCATAGAACTTTTCTTTATACAGAATTGATGAGTATTTTTCTCTCTTAAGCAGGAATTTCATAGACAGGCTCTCTAGGAGTCAGGCGGCTTGTGAGAGCAATACCGTCCGACTCCACTGCTATGTATCGCAGTCTCGTGCTAATTAAGAATCAAAATCAGGTCTGAGAATCTTCAACATTGGTAAGCATGCCTTCCCACGGTTCAGCTTTAACAGCTAGAACCAGATACTGATTCAGATAAAACCGAATCGTATCAGCAATCTTAGCAAGTTCAGTTCTTCCTAACGGCACTAAGTCAACCATCTGATTCCCTTGGTCATCGTGACGAAGGAAATATACAGATGAAAGACCAGCAGTCGTAGCAGAAGAAGAACCAGCTTCATTAGACGGATAAGGCAGCGCTGGATTACAGAAGAAATCCCCAATGACTGGAATAGAACCTAGCGGTGACATATAAGAAGTCACATGATCGCCAGCTCCCAATACATTGTTGACGCTATCAACATTGATGAAGTAGCGGGCTTGCGGCGAGATGATAGCATTGACTTGAGTTTGAAGACCAAATCCAAGATAAATACCATCAATCTTATTGCCACCTTGCAAGCGGATCTGCCTGATAATCTTATCAAAGGCAGGAATGACTACACCTGAAGCCGTCAGCGCTGCACCAGCATTGCTGACTGCATTCGTAGTGAGTTGAACATCGAACCCATCATAAGACAAGGTATTCGTACCGCTATCGCCGTGAAAATCAGCCCATTCTTCTGCCTGGATAATCCTACGTAGAGCAGCTTCAGCAATTTCCGCTTCAATATCGATGTAGGAACGTCCACTGGCAATCATAGGACCAGTAATGACAGCTGTAGTACCCATGTACTTGTAAGCTGCTGTCTTTTGGACATAGGCTGGGTCTGTTTCAGGAGGCAAATTGCCGTCCGCATAAAACAGATTCACCAACGCCATTGGACCATCGGACAAAAGTCCGAGTCTGGTTCTTTGGTTCCACAAGTGAGCCAGACCTTCGCCCTTAATGCGAGTCACACGATCACGGAAAGGTGTAAGCCTATCGGACAGAACAACGATAGCGCTTTCCAAATCCTGACGGGACAATAACGAATTAGGGACAACAGTTCCAGCAAAGGAAATATCCACAGATTTCTCAAAGCGTTCTAACGCTTTTTCCAAAGAATCTAATACTTTCATATTTGTGTTATTGGTTAATTAAATCCCTTCAACTTATCCTTACATATTAGCTCTTTCGAGTTCTCTACTTATGTAAGGCGAGGGGGTGTCGACCTTTGTTACCGCACCCGTCGGGTTATTCTCTTGTGGCTTGAGCCACGCTTGAATAGTTTGCTTTATACTGACTCTTAAAGTCTTTCGGAGTTTTGTCATCAGACTTTTCAATCTTTTCTGGAACTGCCATCAAAGGATAGCGATGTCCGTCTTTCGTGACCATATAAGGAACTCCCATTGCCATAGACTTCTTTTGTCCAGGAATCTTTATCATCTTCTGGATCTCTTCCTGTAATCCAGCATTTTTTTGTAAGTTGTCAATAAACAATTTCTCAAAGCCTAGAATGCGCTTACCGCTCTTTTCCATACGATCTACAAGAGCTTCCATCGTCTTAGTCATCGTAGCAACTAACACATCTAACGGATGAGCTTTCGTAGTTTCTTCATCTTTTTTGTCATCTTCTTCGGCTTTTTTCGTTTCATCTTCAGTTTCGTCTTCAGCTTTGACAGTCTCTTCGTCTTTCTTATCATCTTCTTCGGCTTTCGTAGTTTCTTCATCTTTTTTGTCATCTTCAGCTTTATTCATACGCTTCTGCAATGTATTCAACATCTTGATAGAACGTTCAACTGTTTCTAAATCATAAGTATCATCTTTAGTTTCAGCTTTTTCTTTCGTCTCATCGACAGTCTCTTCTGCTTTAGTTGTTTCGTCGTCTTTCTTATCATCTTCAGCTTTAGAAGCAACCAATCCTTCCTCTGCAGGCTTTACTTCATCTGGATTCACCTGCTCTTTAGGAGGAGTCTCCATGTCTTTGGCTGTCGGACTTTCATCTTCTGGTTTTTTCTTATCAGGATTAGCTTGGTCTTTTGCATCACCATCCATAGCTTTAGTTAACATAGCACCAATACTTCCGAAACCTTTCGCCATAAGGCCACCAAGATCTTTCAGTGCCTTATTCAAAGAATTGAATTCACTACGAGTTACCGCTTTTTCGGTTTCTGTAGTTTCATCTTTCTTATCACCTTCTACTTTTTTCATAGAATTATTATTTTTATTAATTTCTGGCGATTCGACTCTTCGCCATGCGTCGTCAGGTACTGACTTCGCAAATGCTTGTAAATAGTCTAATTGAGAATTTTCAAATAGAAATTCCTTACGTAAAGACATATTTTCACTGTACTGCTCAGCGTCTTTAACATCTTTCGCTATACTCTTAGTAATCAACCACGAATCATAATTAGCTGGACGAGGTGTAACAGAAACTTCTTGCAGAGCAACATTGTAGAAAGTCTTTACCATTCCGCCGATTGATTCTGAGAATTCCTTGACTGCTCGCTTGACGAATCCGCCAACCGACAGTCCCATTTTTGTTCCACTTTTGATAGCGTGATGAAATACTTTAGAAATCGGATGATTCTTATCCAATCTCGCCTGCATATGAAGCTGTTTGCGTTCATCCACCCAACCTTTGAACACTTTGCCGAAAATAGCTTCGTCGCCTTTTTGATGTTCAACCCTGAGAGGCACACCGTCTTTGTTGATTGAAGCAGCCATTGCTGTCAAAGCATCTTCAGACATTCGCTCATTGTCGTGGTCGATATTGGTAGTAGAAGCTATTCCTTCAATGATCCAATCTTTATCATCATCGACAGCAACAGCCTTTTCAATCCAGAACTTGAAAGGAAATTCTCCATTTGCCTCTAATTTGATTATTTCATCGCTCATAAATTATGCCTTTACAGATTGCACCCACGTATTTACGCCAGTAGAACTTCCTTCTTCAGCAGACAAAATCGTATCATCAGCACTTAAAGTGAGAGCAATCCCATTATCTAAAACCACAGCATAAGAAACTTTGCCATTATTATCATCAACTCCTGCGGCAACACTCGAGATTCCGTGCAACTGCCCTCCGTAATTCATCTTATCTCTAGTCGTGATGGATAATGTCGGAGGTGCTGGTATACTTGACATAGTTTTATTGTTTAATGATTAGGTTTTTGCTCTGTGGGAATGAACCCAAGTTTTTACACCAGTAACTTGACCTCGTATTTCAGACAAAATTGTATCATAAGCACTTACAGTAAGAATTTTGCCAGTGCTTAAAGTTACTGCATAACTAAGATAGCCATAGCCATTGTCTGAACCAGCACCTACATTGGTGATGACGTAAGTTTGGCCGTAATAGTTGATTTTATCTCCAGTTGTAATGCTCAATGAAAATGGCGCTGGTATTGATGCGCTAGGACTGGGACTTACACTTGGTGAATGACTTGGGCTATGCGAAGGACTAAGACTAGGACTAAGACTAGGGCTGAGACTCGGCGAGAGACTTGGAGACAACGATGCTGAAGGACTAACACTAGGACTTAAGCTAGCACTTGGCGAGACGCTTGGACTGAGACTGGGACTTAGACTGGTACTTGGCGAGACGCTTGGGCTAAGACTGGGACTTAATGATGGACTAAGGCTCGGTGAAAGACTGGGACTAAGACTTGGTGAAAGACTAGGACTCAGGCTAGGTGATTTACTAGGAGAAATACTCGGAGACAAGCTCGGAGATATGCTAGGAGATGCAGATGAAGCCATACAATTATAAGTTTATTGATTAAGATTTTTCATTTGAGCTGCGACCTGTTTCAGCCCAAGTTTGTTTAAAAGATTTATTTATTTTATTTATTCTCTCCTGTTCCATAAGGAGCAACAATCTTTCTACCAACATCTTGATAATTTTCATCTGTTTCAGTATTTTCATCTTTCCAGTATTGTTTAAAAGATTTCTTAGTTCCATTCTGTCTCACTTGCAAAGTGGCTTTCTGGCGTTTCAGCTGGATAGCTTTGATGTTATCAACCAATGATTTCTTTTCTTCTTCTGTTTCAACATCTTCAGCTTTTGCAGCAGCAGTTTGGAGTTGTTTACCTGTTTGCTCCACCTGACCTTTCATAATCTTAATATCTTTATATCCCATCGCTTCAACAATAGAAGCATAAGCTTCAGCATCTATATGATTTCCGAAGATTGCGCACCTTTGAGCTCCATTACTGTCATAGTACCAAACAGCGAAATCGTTAAGATCGGTATAATTTTTTGCTGTAGTAACTTGTCTACGAGCCTCTTCCTCTCGTAATCTTTTTGCCTCTCTTGCTTCATCTCTATCTGCTTGATCATGTGAAGCATCTTTCCAAAAATCTTTGAAAGATTTAGTAGTTTTTTTAGCTAAATTGTCAATCCATGTACGAGCATCTCTAAGAGAACTGAATTCACCTGCCTCAGGATGTGGAACGACATAAAATGCATCAATTGGTCGATATGGACCGCCAAAGCCTCCTTCGTTCAACTGAGTAATTGAAAGTCCTTTGTAATGCTCAACTAGAACTTCTTCTTGACTCATTCCTTTTTTTAAAGATTTTCTAGTTTCTCCTTCTAAATCCTGTCTACTTAGTAAAGTATTCGGAATCGGACCAGCTTCAGCAATTCCAAGTTTCTGCATGTAATACTTAATTTTATTAGCAAAATCATCATCTGACATTGATTTGTCGATACTTTTCATTGCAGCTGTGCATATTGCGTATGCTGAATCGCCTTTTCCACTCGCCTTGACATCAGCAACACAGCGATCCCATTTTTCAGAATGCTGAGAATCACCTGGTTTCTCTACTAAAGTTTTCCAAAATTGTTTGAAATTGCTCATATTTAGTGTCTATATTAATTATATCCTATAAAATCCATTTTTAGTTTTCTTCAATTATCTAGGAAGAATGAACAACCTGATTATCTGGACAAAACACCAGAGTTCCATCAGCACAATACCGCCAGCTACTACACAAAACCATTTTTCAAAAGTAGTCATATATGCAAAGGAGGCCAAGGTCTTACACCCAAGTTCCATTCCGTATCGTCAAACTGGAAATCATCGGCAAGTGCAGAAAGTTGGCTGATTATTTGTTTAAACCTATCCATAGTATCTGCAGGGATGTAAAGACCTTTCTCTTTGTCATTCCAGCCTAATTGATGAATTAGAATCTTCATAAACGGGACTGGGTCAGTCGGCACTCCATCAACCCACAACCCAAAATGCAAATGCGAACCGCCTCCTCCGTTAGACACCACATATCCAGTAGAATCAACATGCCCCATTGGATCGCCTGCTCTTACTATTGGACCATTTCCGCTTATTTCTCCATAAGGCTGGTCAAGATTATGTCCATAATTTATCAAATAAGTGTGTCCGTTTTCCGACCAAGTTTGCTGGTAGTAAATTCCGTAATTCTTTCCACCCACTAAATAATTGTTAGTGGCAAAAGAAATAGGAGCAGTGACAGCAGCATAAATCTGTGTTCCCATCGGCGCGGCAATATCAATTCCAGAATGTCCAGGCGGAGGATAAGCTAAGCCAGTTGGAGTTTGAAAATTCTGCCCGAACCATTGAGTGATGAAGATTCCAGGGACTTTTCCTATTCCTTTGATCGGCCAGTTGAATTTCATTTGTTTATTATAGCTCCTATAATTGTAACCGCCAGCGAAACAACGAAAGCCAAAGCCGCCGCCCAAGCGAAAAGCTTGGTTTCCCCCTGCTCCAATTTGCCGACTTGACCGATTAGGATATTGTGTTCTCTCTGGGTTACTCTGTCGATTTCCAGACTTCTCACCCGTAATTCTATGTTGTCGTCAAGATTTTTTTGGATTTTATCCAAATCCGCTCTGTTGGCTTTGGTTCTTTCCAGAGCTTCAACGTGGGTTATGGTGTTGTCTCTTATATCCTTAACCGCAATTTGCAAATCCGCTACCCGCTGGTCAAGACGGATGAGCAAATCTCTTTCTTCTTGTCCCCATATCATTACTTTACCAGACATTTTTTCATCCTTTGAAGGCATGATTTAATTTACTCCTATTTAATTATATCCTAAAAACTTTGATTTTAGTTTTTAGTATGCAGGAATCCTAGGCTCAACATAAACCTTGATATCAGGCCAAGTGACTTCCGCCACTGGATTTGTGCCCACGGCAACAATCTGGCAAGAATACTGACCAGTTTTATTAAAGTCGGTAGCAATCGGACTGTAATGGCAAGTCCCAGCAGTAGGGCTGTCAACAGTCATAGCACCGCTGAACTTCAAACCTGAGACATTCCCTTGCTGAGCGTTGAAAGTCAGCGTATAGTTTGTCAAGTCAAATACAGAGCCATCAGCATTCTCCAAGATAAAACTTAGAGCCGCGTTATAGTCTCCTTGAACCCATTCAATGATTGTGTCCATATATTTATTCGTTAATTCTTAATAATAAATGAATGTTTAGATTGTTTCAAAATTGAATTGTTTTCAGCATAATTTCTTATGACAATGGATTTTCTAGATTGTTTTAGGACTGAATTATTTTTAGCAAGATTTCTTACAATAACAGATTTCGATACGAAGTTCCTCAGAGCAATAACTTCTATCACATCAGGAGGTCTGGAAGGCGAAATAGAAGGAGATAAACTCGGACTTTTTGATGGACTAATAGACGGACTAAGACTCGGTGAAATAGACGGTGATAAACTTACAGAAGGACTAACTGAAGGAGAAAGACTTGGAGATTCACTAGGTTTTATGCTAGGACTTGCAGAAGGAGATATCGAAGCTGAAGGTGAAATCGAAGCTGAAGGAGAAACGGATGGACTAATTGATGGTGATTTACTAGGAGATAGCGATGGGCTCAGTGATGGTGATAGGCTTGGTGATAAAGACGGACTTAAAGAAGGCGATAATGATGGTGACTTGCTAGGAGATAGGCTCGGAGACAATGAAGCGCTAGGTGAAACAGAAGGACTTAGGCTCGGTGAAAGTGATGGTGAAAAACTGGCACTCGGACTAATACTTGGAGAAATACTAGGACTGATTGAAGGACTGAAACTCGGCGACAAAGACGGACTGATAGATGGTGATATAGAAACGCTAGGACTTATGCTCGGAGAAACACTCGGAGATTTACTTGGACTTATGCTTGGACTTATTGATGCACTTGGGCTGATACTGGGTGATATGCTAGGACTCAATGATGGCGAAAGACTTGGAGACTTTGATGGACTGAGTGATGGCGA